CATATCAAATAAAAACAACAACTTATTCATAACAAATTATTTATCATTAAAATACTAACTATTATTTCTGCTCACACCTTTTATGTTAAGGCTTAACCCCGGTATCATATTAAGAACCAACTGCCTTTTTGCCTGTTCCCTACGCATACGCTCGGCCTCCGCTATCTGCGCCTCCGATTGAGGATCATTCTTAATATTATTGGCGATGTCCTCTATAGCTTTCTTGTTAGCGCCGGATTGAGCTAGCATCTTATATAACAGGTCTTGGCCTTCCTTCTCCCACCAGCTATCCATGGAAGAGCGGGAAGCCAAAGAAGGATCGGCAGGGGCTACCGTCTCAGGTACGGGCTGCTGACCTCCGTCCCCCGTGCCCGAATCCCGCTGTCCGAACTCGTATCTCATTGGCTCATTCTCCGGGACACCATACCTATTAGCGAACATATCAGCGAACTCAAATCTCTTCTCATTTCTTAAGGTCGATCCAAGAGGCCTACCGTATCCTTGATTCCATGCCACGGTAGCGTCCTTGTAGTTGACGGCGTTATCGAAATCGGATTTAGAATACATATAGTAATTATATACATTACCTTGAGCGTCCTTGTCAAAAAACTTTCCTTGATTGATGTAATTCCAACCTAACCCCGGGACCTTGCCTTGATACTCATCCACGAGATAATCCAACTGCTGTGTCAATGTCGGTTTCTTCCCATACCTGCGCTGTAGCTCCTTCTTCCTCGGACCAAGCCATTGTTGGATGCCAAAATCACCGGCGGCTCCTAGGGCTTCGGTGTCCCCTCCGGACTCGGCGGCGATGTTCGACAGGATACCGATAGCTTGTGTTTGTGGTATCCCCTTCTTATCGGTAAGATAATCCCATATCTCATCATACACAGCCATCTTATTATCCTCTGATCTGTTTGGATCAATAACATATTTACCAGACCCATAATCTCGCCTTGTATCAACCGGTCCTCCATCTTCCTTATTCTCTAACTTATTCTTAGACATAATAGCGTTACGGATAAGGGCGTCTTTGCCGCTTTCCATGAGAGGACTATAATCCTTAAACGAACCTCTCTCATCAAACTTATTACCTATAGCATCCAGCGTCTTGGTAGCTATATTGACAGGAAACTCTTGATCATCGCTATAAAAATCATACACGTCGTAAACACCTAACCTCCCATCCGGACGCCTATAAATTGTAAAATTGCCAAACCCTGATAACGGGGTAAGATCACCAGCGGCCTCAGGATAAAAATCATATTCAGAAAAAACCGTAGGCTTTCCAGATCTTACCGAATTACGATTCTTCTCAAAAACATCTACCCATTCTCTAGACTTTTTCAAAAGCTTCAGCCTACCATAAGCATCATCTGTAGCCGGCTTATCAGAGCCATATATTTCTTGCTCCGTATCATGTATTTTCTTATCTAACCTCTTTATCTCATCCTTAGTGTCACGATTGAACATCTTCTCAATATCAGTAATGACATTATCAGGAATCCGTATCTCCTTATTATTGCCATCTAGATTATTAGGTTGAGATAAAAATCTCGCCCATAGTTGATCGCTATATTCATCAACGTTAGCCTTCCCGTTTCTGCCATATATAAACTCATTGACCTTGTCAGGAAGGCTAGCATTTGAGGCTACCACATCAGGGGTGACATTCTCGTACAACCTCCTTCTTATGGCGTTACCTATGATGTCTTTTAAATACGAAGCTCTATCAGATACATCTTGTCTTACATACATAGGATCATTACCAGTAGGACCTCCTTCGGCTTTCCGCTCAATTTTCTCTCCCCATAGCCCATATTTCTCCATGGGCCATATGCCGTCTATGGCATCCACATAACCAACGGGGTGCTCCCCGTCCAGACGCCGGTCCCGTCGCTCGTCCGCTGGGTACAGGGCGTTGGCCAACGGCTGCGTGATATGACCCAACCCCTTATCCTTGGAACTCGACATAGCATCCACCACAGTCCGATATACAGGTCTTAATTTCTCAGGTAAATATAGCCCCGCCTCATCAACCAACTCACCTATCTTCTTATTTATACCCCTGATACTGAAATTATAATTACCCATGCCATTATTCAACGGGGACAACGCACCTCTTATCCCATTCATGCCTTTAACTGCGGCTCCTCCGCTAAGGATATCAAACTCCGGGGACACGTTTCTCAAAGGACTATCATCCATACCCCTGAAATACATAGGACGCTCGCCTCTTACGACACGATCAAGATCCTCCTTATATAAATCCTTTATCCACGATGGGATTTCCTCCGGTTTATTCTTCTTAGACATATACTACATTTTTCACAAAGATAACTATAATCTCATAAGCCTAAAAACACGAAACGGGCACATAATAAATCATGTACCCGTTTATACGCTAATGCATGTGATAAGCAGCCAAGGCTCCTTTAGCTTTCTCCTTAGACTTGTACTTAGCCGGCCATAATTTACCGGTCTTGTTACTGACCACTCGCCAATCACTCCCTACTTTCTTGATACATCCTGATTTCGGGCATTTGCCCTTCTTTTTACTGCTAGTTTTCCCTGCTGCCATAACATCAAATATTTAAAGGTATATAATCACCTCAATAAACTTTCTCATCGTTGCTAAACCAACGTACTATCATCTTGAACCGGCTCTCAATGTCATTCACGAACCTAGCCAAGAACCAATCGCCACGAAGACGATCCCGCCACCTCCGATGATAATCGACAGCCCTGGGGTCGATCTTACGGTCAATGTCATTCACATCCTTAACCCATATCGGAAGATTGTTCGTATCGTCTTTGACCTCGTTAAAATAGTCATTTATATTTATCTTCTGATCAACCTCCGTCACCAGTATCTCACGGCTATCATCATTGGTTATAGGATACCTTAACCGCTGGCTCATATCGTTCTTGTCGGCGATAACCATCCGAAGTTCACCGCTGTTGTTCGTATCATTATAAAACCATGCCTTATTGAATCCAGTAGTCCTAAGGATTTGGTAATTAACCTCATCCTGATACCTTCTGGCATCCATCCGATATTGGTAGTTCGTGAGGATCTTATTCACATACTGCTCACGTACCGGTACCTCTATAACGAACGGATATAGCTTACCGTAAAATACTTGATACGATTGGTTGGTCAATCCATGAGACCATAGACCTATCTCCCGACTATCACTTGAGTAGTTCTTTCCAGACTGGAAATAATGCTGGTGCTCGATATAATAATCAGGGGTGTAGGATAAATATGATTTCCACTCACCCTTCAGGCAGTTATATCCAACGGTGAACGAGACGTCCGTGAAATGGCTGGCGTCCTGCAACTCCACCGCCTGTCCGTTCCTGTAGAACCGACCGCCACGGAATTGGTACTCGCTCGGATTCCCTACCGGTATATAATCTTTCTTGGTTATTAGAACCCTCTTGAACCGATTATCCCAGCCCATGGATAGCCCTATACCAAAGAACTTGTTATCAATATCATAATAAGACAACTCAGCGTCCGTATCAGCGTTATATATCCGGCTACGGATGATCTTCATCTGAAGATGCTCCTTAAACCAGTTTCTAAGCCCCGGTGTGACCTCCGTAAGATTCCTACCATTAGAATCTACCTTAAACACCTGACCACGCCTTAAATCGACCCAAAAATGCCCAAACTCGCAACTGATCATATCCCGACTCTGGGTCCCGGAATATCCTAACGTCGTATTATTATACTCAATGCCACGAGAGGCGAAAAGCCCACCTGTCCCTAGCTCGCTATTCTCCGGGGATATTCTTTCTGCCAGCACGTCTATAGCGTTATATAGTCCTACCTGATTCTCGAAGCGAGCTAGTATTTGATCCGACTCTATTCCCTTCATGCTTATAAGCTTTCCGAACGAGGTCTTGAACTCATGGTAATCCATAGGCTTGTACGACAGCCAAGGATCGGTCATGCCGTTCTCCGACACGTCGGCGGTGCTCCATATGACGCCGTTGGGTCTTTGATAAGCGCAGTCCCAAAAATTGCTATCATACGTCTCTGGTAATGACCTTCCGCCTAGCGTAAAACGATTCTTATACACAGGACTTATCTTAAACACATTATCCCTTGATATAGGGACATTACGCTCCTGAGTCCATGATATATAATCCCCTACCTCCGGATAGAACCCCTCGTAAGGCTCAGGCCCGGCTATACGGAAATTGCAATTGATCTCAGACTCCACAAGAAACTGAGGTATGCCATAGAAGTATAGGAAGAAACGACCGCTAAGATACATATCTCCGGTCTTGCAAACCATCTCATAAGCGCTCTTCCGGCTAGGGAAAGAGTATAGCGATCCGGTATCCGTATCGGTCTTGTTAAGATAATCCTCCCCGGTATCGTAATTGACGAAATAACGGGGATACCCGATGTTCCGATAATCATAATAAGGGAATGGTATCATGTCCCCCTGACCGAACTGAGTCAAATAAAACATAGGCATCTTCCTCTTAAGCGAGAATCTTGATATAAATACATCACCTCCAAAAACAGGTTTACGCTTATCCTTATCCATCAACCCGCAACCACCTAACGATACCCACCTGATATCCTCTATCTGCCCGTATTGAGCCGGAGAATATTTCTTTATCCTCATATAGGGGCAGGATACGAAAGATTCACGTGTCATAAAATGAGGCGTCATACCAGCCACCTCATCGTTACGAATATTACACTCATCCTGAATACGGCTGGTATCGTAACTTGAAACCAACTCCGGATATTCAAGCATATACTTATCCATACCAAATGACATGAACAATGAATGCTCACGATCGAGGTTGTTTATGATAATAGGCTTACCGCCTACGGTCTCCCCTTGCGAAGAGATATCTGTTACCGGATATAACCCGCTCTTGATATATTTAGCCGTTGACAATCCACGTAACTCTGACTCCCCTATTTTTTGGTAAAATAAATTATAATGAGCGACAGAAGTATAGTAATAAGCATAGTTCCGTCTAGGTCCCCTATCTATCAATGCCGTTAACCACTGATACCTATACTTGCCTATATCCACCACGGACTGGGCTGTGGCCTTGGCGATACCTGTAGCCAGACGGATAGCCGTCAGCGCTATGCCGACAGGGTTGGCTAAAAAGAACACGCCTCCACCGACATATTGCTGTGAAGCCGACTGATATGTATACTCAGCTATAGCGGATATTAAATTAGCCATAGCCTCCACCGTAGCCAATGACGTTGCCATACTGTAAGCCTTACTCCCTAATATCGTCCATTTAGGGTGATCCTCCACCTCCCTGAATATACCGGAGGATTTACCTAATTGATAACCATCAACAAGGCACTCGGTGGGAGCGTCAGGCTTGTTAAAGGCAATATCAGGACTTAAGAATGAATACCAGATATTACCCTTCCTGTTAAACGGATGCGTTATAAATTTCTCACGATTAATATCCTTATAGATATACATATCATCAGACAAATCGTTGTAAGGGTAATTAGGATAAAGGTTAGCCGATCCGTCGGGATCATCGTACTTAAACATATCATAAGCCAGACCGGTTCCGATAACGCTCTTATCCAACGTCCTATCGCCCCTATACAACTCATATCCTATTATAGAATCCCTTCTAGCCTTATCTATAAGACCGTTCTCTACCGCTATATCCAAAAACTCATTAACGATATCGTCATCAAGCATCACCCCCATAGGATAAATATAGGAGTCAACTCCATATTGACCGGTCAGTTGAGACGGATTACCCATGAAAGGAGCGACAGAGTTATCCGGGAACTTGTAATGACGTATAGGTCTCTGACAAAACGTGGTTGACGTATTGGGGTACTCAGCGTTATCCCCATTACCGGTGAAATAAGACTTACCCCCAACTGATTTAGGAGACCCATAGTATTTCGTCAAAGAATCTATTATGTCCTTCCTCTTTGATCCTCCCGATGATATCCCGATCTTGCTTGAATCATACAACTCAAAATTAGCCGGATACTTATTGGCAGACTCCCAATATCCGAAATCACCGTACTGATATGGTCTGGGAGCGCAATCAGCGGGTTTATCTCCACATGAGATACATTTCGCCTCATAGGTAACAAATCTTCTTAATTTCAATTCTTTCGTAAAGAAGAATACGTATTTCACCTCCAGTGGCCGAATGCCAAAACAGAACGGGGCGGGGAAGATGGCGGTGCCGGCCGTATAGAATCCGGCAAGCTCCTTCATGTCCTGCCTCATGGCGAAACCGGTGAAGAACACGCATACCGCAGGCTCGATGCAAACATATATCTTATGGAAAGTAGTCTTGTCATCATTCCAGAACAAGTACTTTGGCATCATAAATATCTTATGATCCACGTAATTCACTATAACACCTTTCTTGGCATCATTAGCCAAAGGATTAGGAGCCACGGTACCTTCCTTGTCCGAGAAAAACGTTATACGAACCTTATTGTATGATGATGAGTCGCCGATCGGATAATTATAGTTACCCATCATCTCTATATACATAATACCGTTATCAGGATCGGATAAACCACTTATGTATTTCTCGTAATCCAACTCCACCCATCTGGCGTATGAGGATACATGTGGATAGAACTTGAAATAAGTCAAGTTGCTTCTACCGAACCAATTGGTCTTGGCGTCAATATCATTCTGCACAGACACACGACTTTTCCAATCAGTAGATATGCTGGTATTGAACTTAGAATTATCACCATCGCCAAAAAGACACATGGCGTTCTCGATACCAAACTGACTCTCATATTGGGGGAAATAAGCCTCCATCGTATCCATTAATTGATCAAGCATCGTCTCCGTATGCTTCTTTCCTTCCCATCCGGGATATTGATACAAATATGTGCACTTACCCAATGACCTACCCCCTTGGAATGTAGGAAGTTGAACATCGTTAATAGTAGGATTCACATGAGGATCACCTACCGAGCACCCATTAGTACATATACCCTCATCATATAACTGCCGGACATTAGACATATCCTGACACAAGACCAAAGCGGAGGAGTCTATATCAGACGGGAATTTATCCTCATCCTGACCATCCAACCATTCCTGAACCAGATCTATGATATTCTTACCTCCACTGGAGTAATTATCGAAATCACACAATACAGAGAATTTCCTTTGTGACTCGGCGTTACTTTGTATTAATGTCGTAGGTTCGGTCTCCACGTAATCACTAGCCAGCTTATACGTAAAATCAATCCTAGAATCCACCAAAGAGTTTTTATCCAATATAGTCCTGGTCTCTATCCTCTCGATATCATCACATCCACTAGGGAAATCGGGAGCCTTTATACCGTCTTGATCCTCCGGCAATGATATAGCAGCGCATAACTCGTCAGTAATACCTACATTAGATTCTATGATATCACACAGGTTCTCTATATTATCAGCGATATAATCAATAGCATCATCTACCGTAACATCTTCCCCCATCGTATTGATAACGAATTGGGTCTCTCCTACCGTGGCATATTCCTGCTCTACATATCTGAGCTGCTTGACATCTAACTGATTCTTACATTCTCCTCCAAAATCATCAAATCCCCAAGATGGGTCGTTTATGATCTTTGCCGTATTCTTAAACTGCCAAAGATGACGGCGGCTGTTCCCCGCGCACTGCGGGTTGTTCTCCAGCACCGACGCAGCCGACAGGTCGTCAGAGTTACCGTCCTCATCAACGATAACCTCCATCTCCTCCCTTGTGGCCGGACGAGGGATAAGCGGGAATCTAGCCGTCCTGTATCCTGTATTGGTAAAGAATCTTATACCCAACGGATATACCTCGTCACGCATGAAAGAGGCGTATTTAGAGCAAGCCACACCGTCTTTATACAAATTCTCCGTGGCTATAGATGTCTGCCATTTAACGAAATGACCCAAGAAGTTAACGACCGGTTGAAGATTCCATTCGTTCTCCACGGTCAAGCCGTATTGAAGAAGACGATTCCCGACAGACGTCATGCCTCTGGCTGTCTTATATACCGGTATTTCCTTGGATAACTTCTCCATGGTCGTACGCTCGCTATACTGATCCGTAAGATAATAGATAGTCCTTTCCGTTATCGGATGTATACCTTCTATGAAATACTCAAGAACCGGGCTTTGCTCACCATTAAACCCAACCGTGTTCTGTATAACACCTATCTTATAATGAGATACCTGCTTGTCTATATTGGATACAGTAAGGCGGATACCCATATTGGTTGACTTACCCCATAAACCATCACGGATAACCATATCTTGGCGATCGAATAACATGATTGGGTTGGTCAATGAGCAATATCCGGTCTTCTCTATCCCGAACTCATCGCACAACGCCACGCAGAACTGGTAGGTCCCGGCACGCAAGCTCCCCCCGAACTCC